TGCCCATTTTCTCAACACTTCATAACTTTGAGTCTCCGCTGCTTTTCTTGAGATAGCATCCGTCTCTTTATCGTATGTAAAACTGGATCCAGTTTCTGCATCTTCCTTGTATGATAATGCAGTCCCATCAAATTCTTTCCATGCAAAATCGGAGTGAACTTCAAATGTAGCATCATCTGCTACGATTTCATTCACAATACCTGATTCGATGTGTACTAATGCTTTCATGTGACTTAAGAATAATTGTAAACGATTACACAACCTGCACCACCACGACTGTTATTGTGTGCATGACCGTTTTGTGAGTAGTAACCATGTGAACCACCTGACCCCCACTGTCCATGAGTGTTCTCAGCGTTAGTACTACTATTATGGTGGTTTGAACCTGCTTTATGCCAGAAACTCATACCTCCAACGTTTTCGTTAGATGAACCATGTGACATACTGCCACCGCCCCCTGGGAGATTGATGTCTCCACCACTAGCGTTTCCACCATGTCCACCTTCATATGGGTTATCAGTATAACCTCCATCGCCACCAGTAGCAGTGCAGTAACTACCGAAAGATGATGTGCCACCTGACCCACCTCTACCACCATTACGAGAGTAGTTTCCACCACCACCGTAAGTATAACTTACCGAACTAACACCTGAGACATCGATGTATTTAATAGCAGTAGCACCGCCACCGCCACCTGCACCACGATAGTTGTTATCATTAACTCTGGAACCGCCACCGCCACCTGTGACATATACTAAAACATGATTACAACCTGTAGGTTTAGTCCATGTTCCACTACCACTACTGGTAGAAAGAGAGTTCCAAGTTCCGTTCTGCGATGTATATACGTTTATGCCTAGCAATCTACCTTCCATTGCTTGAGGAACCCACTGCGAACCGTTCCACATAACCACCTGATTCGTTTGGGGTGTCCCAGTAAGAAATCCAGACAGACTAGTAGCAGGTGCAGTATTTAAAGTTGACGAGTCGCCAGTAAATTGGGTAGTTCCAACATTCAATGTACCGACATTTAACTGAGACATCTAACCTACTCATTAAGACTTACAGTCTTATTTATACATTTTGCCTACATTAAACCTTTTTCTCTTTCTTCTTTCTCTAATTGCTCTAGTTTTTCTCTCTTCTTAAGTTCTTTATTACTCCAAAAAGCAATCGCAATGATACTCAAATATGCAAGTGTATCATCTAACATAACAAGGAAGAAGATAGTAGAACCACCGATCCTAATCCACTCAGGGAAAGGTCGAATTAGTCTAGCACCAATCTTACGAAACTGTGCTTCAAACTTAAAGTATAGAAGAATTAATGCTGTAACGACAAACTCACTATATGGGATCACGAAATAACATGATAAGAAGATAAACAGAGGCCAATAGTGTCTCTCATCGATCTTCTTTAGTAGTTTGAAGTAACGATCAAGTAGTTTTTTAAACATAGTTAAAGTTGATTACCATCCGAAAGGATGCGTTTGTAGTTGATGTACCTGTGTGCCTTAAACCATTTGGAAAGGTTACGAACCTGTTAGCAACAGACTCTACCTTAGTACCATCCTCAAATGCTGTGTAACCATCACATGTGTTCATGTAGAGGATACTTGTTTTGATATAAGGACGATCTTCTGCATCTAGTACATCAATGTGCATACCATGTTCAACGAGACGATCAGTCCCCATGACAAGATTTGCTTTGCATTTGATCATAGCACAAGGTTGCACTTTTTGCAAGACTGGGTAAAGAATCTCAATAGTTTTGTCAACAGGTGCATGTCTATCATAAAAGAAATGTACCATCTGCATGTTACGATTCACATTCTCAGGTGTGTCATCAACAATCTTAGATGACTCCCAGAGTACATTGTAACTCATCATCATCTTATACAGATGTGTAAACTCTTCTTCTGGTAGATAATTATCTTTTACTGTAATCATTTTTCAATGACACAAATATAAACACCGTTCCAAAAATCGTTAGCATCTTCTGAGGTTTCAGTCAGAATAGTTCTATCCCAGATCACGTTTTTATCTTTGGTGAACTCTTTGATCTTATCAATCACTCCATCGAAGTTTGCATCATCAACTACGAGGATATAATCCTTATCAGCATACTTATGAATGTGTTCTAGATTAGGAACCATGTCCTTATCTACAGCAGCATCATAGAATACTACACGAGGGGGATACTGAGGATTGAACTCTACTGCTTGAATAGGTTTAACAGAGAAACCAATAGAGCAATCTGTGTTCATCCACTTCTCAGCATTCTTGATGAACTCATCAACTGGATTTGTGATGTCTGCGTAATCTTTATGCAAGTCTTTACGTTTAGGTTTGATGATTTCATCTTGGAAGTCATCAATGGCATATGCTTTGACAGCACTATTACCCATGAGTGCAGCAAATACTGTGCTACCCATGTATGCACCTGCATCAACATATACTGTCCCACGCTCATTGCATAGGTTATTAAGTAAGTGTCTTACCTTATTAGATGAAAGACCGAGTACGTTATAACCTTTGGGATCAAAGTTTGAATTGTTATCAACAGCACCGTCAATCGCTCGGATAGCGTGATCTACGAGTGGATTCATTTCACGTTTTTGCTTCTTTAATCGAGAGTCTAGCACAGATTCGCAATAGTTGCAATCCCAACAATCAAATCGACACGTTTTGATCTTCTCTCGCCAGATATTTATAGGGGCATCAGGCATGTCCACATCTTCCATGTACTCCTCAAAGTGAGGGAACATCAGAGGACTCAAAGGATCTTGCCATCTTTCAATGAGATCCATTGATTCTTTCAGTCTCATAGCATCTTCTCTACCATGTAACTTGAATACATCAATGCCAAGATCCAAGAACTCTTGCCAGTCCTTCTTCCAAGGTGGAATGTTTGCTGCTTTCAGTTCATGTGCAGCATCATATGCATCCCATCGTTGACATGAGACACGACTGATCTGACTATTAAAATACTGAGGTTCGCTTCCTGTTCTTGTACTGTTGTACTGATAATGCTCTGGCATGATAGGGCAACCACCCCAACAATGCTCATTTGCAAGCAATGATAGTTTGATTGGATTACCCTTTTCTTCACAATATTTCTTTGCATCCATGATGCGTAGCAACAGATCTCTATCTCTCATTACATCCCTGTCAAGGTTTATATAATGAAAACCTGCACTCGCAAGCGATACAATCTCATTAGGTTTAGTTACCTCTCGTAAGATCGTATTCTTAATCTCTAGTTCTGGAAACTCTTTCTGGATTTGTCCAGTCATGATCCATGATGTATGAGGTATCGTTGCACACCTCACACCATTGTCATATAGAAACTTAAAGTTCTTGATGAACTCATCTAAGTTTCTCTGATCTGGTCTGACCCATATATTATTAAAGGTTGCTGATAAGGGAATGCCAGTCTTTTCCGACACATATAATGCATTCTGTGCTGACCCTTGAGCATCAGCATTGGTACGAAAAACATCCCCCATAGCATCTTGCATGAATGGGGGCATTCGTGTTGTAAAATATAAGTCGTATATTACATGTCCGTTGCGTAACAGGAATGGAATAAACTCCTCTTCAAGAAACTCAGGACTCAGTTTCGGGTTTATCGGAAGACTGAAGACGTTCTTGGAGGTTGTTGTGTGCATAATCAGAGAGAACTCCTGCTGTATCAAATAGTTGAGGTGGTTTACCTTCCATCATTTTATCGACTCTATCTTCTGCTGCTGCCTTGATACCGCCCACTGAGCGATTAACAGCAGTAGAATAAGTCATTGCGAGATCTAGACATGCTGCCTGATCTTCTGGGTTCATTTGTAAGATAGATTCCAAGTTACCTGCTTGAACTCTACCAGTAGTCAATAAGTCAATAGCAGACTGTTTACCCATACGAGCAATCCAGTACTTATGCTCTTCAACTTCCTCTAGTGCTTTGTCCTCTAGAATGTTTGTGATCTCTACAGGATCTTCAGTTCCTGCTTTCTCCTTAATGATATTAAAGAGACCATCGAGTTCTTCTTTACATTGCTTGATCTTGTTAATCCAGATCTGCCTGTCAAGATACAACAACTCTAGTTCATATTGCTTATCTTGCTTCTCAAACTCATCCCTTAGCGGGTCATTCATGTCATGTTTAACCCTAGCAATGTCATTCATACATCGCTTGAGTTGAATAGTACTTTTAGATAGAGAGTTAGTCCTACCTTGGATCTCCATCATTGCCTGTCTGATCTGCCTGTAAGGTGTGACCTGACTGTTAACAACGTAGTACTTGTTTTGGAACTCGGTCTGACCAAAGTGTTGTTGCTCAGACCATGCCATTAACTTCTCGGAAGTTTGGTCTGTATGCCAAGGGTCAATATCTTCGAGTTCTTTTAATACATCTGCGACTCTATAGTCGCCATAATCAGAACTTGATTCCGCCTGAGTAGTCGAAAGGTTCTTTTCGTTCGATGTTTCCTGTTTCTTCATTGGTTGTGCATCTGCCATATTCAAGACATTGTTTATTAGACATTGCTTCAGAGAAATAATCTTCTAAAACAACATTCAGTTCACGAACATTAGTGCATCCAGTAATAATATGGATCATCTTTTGTTCAGCGACTGCTAGGTCATAGAGTTTAGTTGAGAACTCAGACTGTTTGTCAACTATTTTAGTTGCAAACTGCAAAGTTGTCAAGTCCCTGACCTCTGCTAACTTATGTATAAGTTTTGTCTCGAAGTCATTATCAGCAAGATATGCGGTTGCCTCGCATAACTGATCTGTCCATGTTTCTTGTTCAAGTGTAGAGAAGTCAGTCTTAAGGACGTTGAGTCTATGCTCAAAGATCTCCTGTACACTCATAATCATAACCTTTTTCATAAAGGGTATAACATACTCGGAGAATGTAGTATCTGCAATAACTTCTTTCTCTTTATTTGTAGTTCCTTCCTCGTTTACACCATAGGTTGATTTTTCATGTCTGATTTCTCCCCAGTACTTCTCTCCTAAGACTCCTTCTTTACTAGGGAATCTAAGATATGTGACGTCCTGTGGAATATATTTGTAAAACTCATCTGCAAGATGATATACCTCTAGACCTAGGTGAGTACCAACTTGGATACCCCACTCGCCCACCTTTGGGAATTTCTCAACATCAATTACGATGATGTCATTTAAGTTTGTGCTGCTCATTAGTAGTTAGGGATGTTAGTACCGTAGTCGTAGTTGCCCTGTCCAGATACAGAACTGGAAGAAGAGCAGTGTGCGGAAGACATGCCACCATGTCCTGTTGGTGGTGAACTACCACCTAAGTTGTTGTAACTATCACTATTATAGTTCACTTTGAATGTGTTATTGTTCTGGGAACCATTATAGTTACCTAAGCAATAACCTTTTCTCATACCCATTTCAAAGTTTTCCTCACCCATGTTACCGAAGTTAAGACCTCTGACTTGAATACCAGTAAGGTCACTACACTTCTGGTTTCCGTTCTGGTTGTTGTTTCCTGTACCAACGTACATATGTCCTAACATAGTAGGAAGAATCTTTTTCCAACCATCACCACCTGGCCCATGTTCCCATGATACCCAAGATTCAGTCTTGAAGAACTGACCTCTTCTAGTACCACCTCTCTTGACCCAACCATAGAGTCTACCATGTCCACCCCATGTAGGGTCATCGCCACCATCATCATAGTTTGGTGGGAAACCTGAGGTTCTCATAGTTTCAGTCTTCAAGTTGAACACGTCAGTTCTTGAGTTACCACCACCATATAGGTAAGAGTATCCACCTGCAAACACATGATCTTGGTGAGATCCCATTGAACCTCTGTTCACCGTCATGTTCCACTGTGACTGATGACTTACACCAGACTCGGTTGACATTGACATTGCATTAGTATAGTTTGAAGAACCTCTATATGTGTTCTCCATAGAGTGAAAGAAGTGCCTAGTATCATGCCATGATCCTGACATGTAAGCACCTGATCTGTCTAAAATATCTCCTAAGTTTGTTGATGTATCTGTAGAGTGTACCGTTCTGTTTACGTTTCTCCAAGGAGAACCATTTTGGTATCCACCACCAACATATCCGTGTGTCCAAATTCTTGCTGTTGACCACCCTGTATCATTCTCTCCATCAAGTGACCAGTATGCGTTAGTTCCGTCTGATCTTAATAATGCACCTACTGTATAACTTGCCGAATATCTGTTTGTAGACTGATCAGGGATTCCACCACCACCTGCACCTGCAATCGGACCCCATTGAACTGCACCTGCATCTGAATCGTATGAGTATCCTTCAAAGGTTCTATCTGTACTATTATATCTGAATAGTCCTTCTACTGGTGCCCCAGGTCTTTGTGCTGTAGTTCCTGTAGGAACTTTGATAGCATCTGTACCTGCGATATCTAACGTAAAACTAGGGGATGCATCATTAATACCGATTCTATTGTTTGTAGAATCAACATACAGAGTACCAGAGTCAAAGTTAAAGTTTCCAGACGCCTCCAGTTGGAACTCAGCGGTTCCTGCTCCCCCTGTCAGGGATACAACTTTATCAACATTTAACTGAGACATGTGTAGTTTTTACTCCTTCGTATTATTTATGCAGGTCGAACAAGTACACAACCTCTCTTAAGGTATGTATCCTCGTTTCCACTGTCTTGGTCTGAGTGAATAACAACGTGCATATCATCTGAGTATGATGTGCCAAGATCAACGGTGAACCATGCATCACCATTAAATACGTTTGGTCCAGTACCACCAGAGTTATCTCCTGGCTGTACTGTAAAGTTTCTCACATATTCTGAGGTGTAACCGCTTCCAGACCTAGAGAAACATGTGTATCTGTTACCCATGAAACCACCTGGGTTGTTACCTGCTTGGACGTGAGTTGGTTGCATTCCTGCTGTTGATGGGCATGAGTTACCATCATTGTTAGAGATAGCAGTATAATATGTGAAAATGTGCTGACCGTCTCCTGCACCTGCGTTGTTACGCATGATCGTTAGACCATCACCAACTCCTGATGAAATATTTAGGAAGTTGCGTCCATTAACACCATCATTAGAATAATAATTATAGAGATTAAATCTCATCTTCACATAACGATATGATACACCTCTATTACTAAAGGTTGCATATCTGTAATCAGAACCACCTACGTTTCTGTAATAACCCCATGTAGAGTTAGATGTAAAGTTACCCGTAGGAGTTGTGTCACCCGTATCATTCAAGTTTTGTCCTGTCAATGATGATGCATTACTGAAGAATGCAGCACCGCCACCGCCCCAGTTACCTATAAGAAGATAATAAGGATGACTATTAATAGGAACAAAATAGCGTCTAGTAGTACCATCTAAGTTCAAATAATAGTTTCCATCTGCAGCAACACCTGCGTCCATGAGTTCTTGAACACTAGATGCTGCTGATGCAGGGGTTCCACCATCGTTACCACCTGAGGATGCTTTAATTACTTGTGTCCATGCACTACCATTCCAAACTTCTACTTGTAGTAACTCTGTATTGAATCTTATCATGCCTACAGAGGGACTTGCAGGTCTTTGTGCTGTAGTGCCTGAGGGTAAACTAAAATTATTCAGAGCAGTTGCTAAACATGTACCTGCAACAACCATCGATTCTCCATCATCGAAGTTGATCTCGAAGTTATTCATCGAGGATGCGTGCAGCGTGTTAACGTTTAAGGTACTCATGTCTTATGCGTAGAAGAATAACCAGTACATATGATTCTGGGAGCCAGGATTATTTATCCCCCAACTACCAGACCAGTTAGGTTCTGGGAAGTTTTGGTTTGAGTAGTTGTTACCTGTCTGTCCTACCCAAGCATGGTGTTCAACGTTACATCCATTTGATGAACAACCAAGTCCGTTAATCATACTAAAAGTATAGTTTTCACAGTTTGCAGGTGAAACATGCCAAACATTATTTGGATTAAGTTCACCTCTACTACTAGGTCTATATCTATTATCCGATGCCTGTGCAGATCCTTTAAGGAACTGCATTCCACTAATTTGTGTACCACCGATGTTACTATGGTTGTTCAGAGAGATGTAATCACGGAACATATTATACATGTTACCACCTCTAGAGGTAAAGCAACCATTAATGTATCCAACATCTGTTGATGTATCAAAAGGTGTACCAGATGTAGCAAACCCTTGCATAATCAACACATCATTTGCTGACCATCCTCTATAATGGTTTGACTTGAAGTCAGATCCCATTGCATTCCTTGCACTACCAGTAGTTGATGTAGTTGTCCAGTTACCATACCAGTGATCCGAACCACCTGTGTAACTACCATGTGAAGTATTATCTGTGATAGATGCAACCATCACCCAATACTTACCATTACTATCTTTATATGCGTAAACTTCCTCAGTGTTTGAACCATCAAACCTAATATACCAATATCCAGATCCAGGGTCATTACTTGATAAGTTTGCCATTGAAGTAAATGGTGCATTAGATGTACCATTCTCTCCAACATATTGAATCCAAGTACTACCACTATAAACTTCTACTGCCTGATCAGTTGTATTATATCTGATATATCCTGCCTGTGGACTATTTGGTCTTTCTCCAGTTGTACCTGTAGGTAGACGCAAAGCACCAGTGCCATCATGATATACATTACCGTCAATCTGTAACGTATGACCTGCAGGAACAGTTATTTGATTCAGTGATGCAGGTATGCCACCTAGACTACCGACAGTTAAGTTGCTCATTCTATTAAGCGTTTTCTTCTATTTATTGACCTGGGGTTGGATACTCCTCTACCCATGCAGTAACAATGTACTTATCTTTATTTAGGGGAGGATTACCTCTGTGTGTCCATGCCCAGTCACAGGGGAAGATAACAAACTTACCTGCCTTAGGAGTGATCCTGCAATGTTGATATAAGAATTCTGTTTCACCACCTTCAAACCCATCGTTCAGATAGATCATAGTTGCTAACTTACGATATGGTGCAGAGGGTGTTGCTTCATAGTGCCATGCATGATAACCCTGTCCTGGCTCTGTCTTTTGAAGTTTTGCCATGGTGTGTTGAAACCTACGTCCAGTTAAGATGTCATACTTCAGCACATACTCTCGTAGTGCTTGGTCAGTAACATAGTTCCAACGTTGAAAGACTGAGCGTGATAGATTATCATGAAAGTACTCTACTGGTAACTCATGCATAAAAATTTGAGAATCAGCAGCACCTTTCTCTGCGTGTCTCTTGATAGTCAAACCATTATCTGCAATGTAGTGATAATAGTCAATGATCTGTTGACAATCTAGATTTGTTTCAAACTCACTAATAAAGTTCTTGTGATGTGTTACCTTTGTGATTACTGGTTCGCCACCCATCTGGGAAGCAAAGGGACTCATTACCATTTATTGATAGGGCAGTGGAATATTGGAAAGCGTGCCTTTACTGCAAGTACACAGTTACATTTAGTACAGATACCAATAGGCGATTTGTACTCACACTTATCGCATATTCTAATCCTATTTTGATATAATGTCAAGTCGGGGACGTCCCCATCTTCTACTATTAACCTGCCCAAATTCCGTTATTGAATACTTCTAATCTAGAACTGGCAGTATTGAATCTGATCTGCCCATTCACATATCCTCTGTTGGGTGCTTTATTAATTGCTGCATCAGCAAACTGCTGAGGTGTACCATGAGGTAATGGTAACGCACTCTGTGATCCTGTAACTCTTAACTCTGCTCCACCTTTAAATGCAAAGTCACTATCTTCATCCAGTGTGACTCTAAAATTAGGTGTCAATCCTTGTAAGTTCTGTACTCGTACTTTCATCGTACACTCCAACTAGCACCTGACTCCACTGTGACAGTGAAACCAGTATTAATTGTGATAGGACCTGCACTCATTCCGTTGGTGAACTTAGGATCACCACCGTTAGCAGTTGGTCCAACTGTAAGATTCTCTGCGATTACATTATTGTTCGTTCTAATAATACTATCAGTTCCTAAACTTGGTCCACCACCTGCAACAGGAGTCCAACCTGCACTACCTGTACCATCATCTGCTTTGTAGATCTCTGCAGAGTCAAGGTCAGTATTAAATCTCAGTGTACCAACTGAAACACCAGTAGGTCTTTGTGCCTGAGTACCTGCAGGGATTCTTAAAACTGAGTTAGTGTTTAAGAAACTTAAAGTTGTAATAATTGCTTGGGTACTAGTGGCAATCTGATTACCACTAACTCTTGAAATTGCCATGGGATTAGATAGGTAGTTCTAAGATGTGAACAGTGTCTGATGCAAGTGGAGCATCACCAGAGGAGAATACAACGTTAGCACCGTTAGCATCAACTGTATAGTTAGTTCCTGCGATCTGTGCTACACCATTAAGGAACACTAAAAGTGAATCATCAGAGTGTTTGATACCACCACTATATGTAGTGACAGCAAACGTTAGAGTTGTACCGTCTCCTGTATATGTTTTAGTGATATACTTATCAGCACCAACACCACCTCTACCAGTAACAACGAGGTCACCATCAACTTTAGCATTGCCTAGAATCCCAACTCGGAATCCAGATACCGCAGCAGTACCAATACCAATATGTTGAGTGTTATTAAAAGTATCAATATTGATCTCACCAGTATCTGTGAGACCAAACTCTTTCCACACTCCACCGTAATAAATCCAACCAAGAGATTTCCCAGGTGTCCAGTTAATATTATAAACAAGGTCACCGTCAGCAGGTGTATCGTAGTTGGTGATATTAGAGAAGTCGGGTTGACCATTTGCTAATGCGGGTGCTAGTAAGGTTTGCTTAATAACAGTACCATCTTGGTTGTAGTAAGAAATCTTTCTTGCTTGGATGTTATTCGTAAAGGTTGATAGACCTTGGAATGTAACAGGACCTGCGAAGATAGATTCTAACTGGTTAGATGCACCACCAAGTACAGTGAGTTTGTCGGTAAGAACCAACTCAGAGAATGTCTGAATCGTAGTGTTCTCTTCACCAACAACGTTCAACTGAGCGATGTCTTCGTTTGTGATCTGACCTGTAACAGGGTTGATAACTTGGTTACCAATAAACAGGTCACCGTTAGAGTTAAGTCCAGAGTAGAATGAAACTCCTCCTTCCTCTTTGATTGACTGAGAGAACCTAATCTGTTCTTGAGTTAGAGTCTCTACCTGTGTTTGGGGGAACGCTGTACTATAGTTTCCAGGTCCGAAACCAAGGTATTCAAATGTGTGATTACCTGATCTGAGGATTGAGTGACGTCTGAACTCGACGTTGATCGGAGCAACAGTTCCATCGTTGTTCTCTCTGATTTTGATCTTTCTGGTCTCCTCATCGCCAGCTCGTGCAGTAAGTTGCACATTAGAGAGTTTCTCGTTGTTAGAGTCATAGTTAGGTGTAGTACCAGGTTGAGTCCAACCTGTATCAGTTAAGAGGAACTGAATGCCTTCTTTCGTGATAGATCTCTTGGGATCCTTTGCAGGAGTTGGGTTTGCACCATCAGTAGCATTAACGAGACCAATAGTAACGTTATCAGCAACTGAGACTGCAGCAAGAGGATCAGCAACAGGGTTATCTCTGTCAAACGTAGGATATACTTCGTTGACGTTTTGTGAGAACTTCCTGTCGTTAAAGTTTGCTGT